CGGTGGTATGCCTCCCGGTGGTATGCCGCCGCAAATGGCAGGTGGACCACCGATGGTTGGAGGGATGCCTCCGGGTATGCCAATGCCACCGCCTCAGCCGGGTGGTCAGGGTGTTGGTCTGCGCAATCGAGGGCCTGCTGCTCCTGAGCGTAGGACGACCGTTGGTAGTGGCGCACCGGTCAGCAGCGTTCAGCAACGCGGTCCGCAGCCGAACCTACAAGAAAACGTCAGCAACGCGCTGATGAACGCCCGAAGGCCTCGCGGTGCCTAAACCTTGATAACCGCCCCACGACTGCACAAAGCGAGGGAATCTCATGGACCTCTTGAAGATGCACCCAATGGCCCGAAAAATGGAGCAGGCTCAGCGAGCCTTCCTGACCGCTCTTGAGAGTGGTGATGGAAGTCTTGCCAAGGAGCATTTGTCCGAAGTCAGCAAGTTGAGCGACTTCCTCCTTGAAGACCTCAACACCGAGATTGCCAAGTCCCAAGACGTTCTGCCGAACGCGCAGGGTCCGAACGACCTGTTCGCGGGTGGTGTGCCTGTGCGTAAGTTCGTTTCCGAGCCGGAGACGGTGACCCTTGAGGGTACTCGCCTGCCCGGTATCATTTCAAGCGGGCACCGTGGTTCCCGTCTTTCGCCCGCTCAGGGTACCTTCGGTCGTTGGGGTTGAATCCAATGAGTGACGCATCATCGGCTGAGCAACTGATGACCGTCCTTGTCACCAAGATGGAGAGCATGGACAACGACCTTGCACTCCTGAAGGCTGAGAATGAGCGACTCAAGAGCCTGATTTCATCCCCCGCCGGTCTGTTTCGTAAGGCCGGTTTTGTCCCGGTGTCCACGCCGTTCACCGACGACCTGATGCCTGACCCTCTCCGTATGGACATTGAGGGCAACTCTATCCTCAAGGGTGGTCCGGTTTCGTCCATTCCGCAGACGAACGAAGAGTTTCACAACATGTCGTGGGAAGACATTCACGAGATGGCACAACAAGCAAAGGGGGCACCTGAATGAAGCCACGACCCGTTGAATCCGAAGTACTGACGAAGGCCCGTGACATGGCTGCCCGCCTTGATGCCTTGGAGAAGGCCAAGTGTGATTGTGGTAAGGAACCTTGCGAGTGCAAGTCTTGCCCCAAATGTGGCGGCAAGATGGCAAAGATGGGAGGATGCATGAAGGCCGGTTGCGGTTCTATGCAGAAGGCCGACGAACAGGTGAAGGAGAAGATTACCGAGGTGAACCCTCACTTTCTGACCGAGACGGGCGGACAGACGCGCACCGCGTACTACTCCACCCGTGACCGTCCCATTGAGACGGAGGACCACAAGCCCAAGCGTGCCAAGGACGGCAGCAAGGTCAGTCTTGAATCCCTTGGGAGCCGGATGAACCCGCATGAGGGAACCGGTGTTGACCGTGAGGATGCACAGGGTGGCTCCCCTGTCAAGAAGTCACCCGCGAGTGAAATGCGAGAGGCTGCTGAACAGGGTGCGCCCATGGTCTGCGGTCTGTGCGGCGGTACTGAAGACACCGGTTGTCTCGCCCATGGTGGTATTGACCTCATGGCCTGTCCGAAGTTCAAGCCGCTCCGTTGAGGGGTGGTCTTGTGTCCTACGAGCAGTTCGACCATGCGACGGTCAACCTGCTTAAGTCGCTGAGCGACGGGCTTGATTTGGAAGAAGCCGCTGCTGAGTACATCATTGCATGGGACTCGTTGCAGAAAGCCCCATCCGGTGATGCATCTTACGTGCTGCTTAAGCGCGAGGCTGAAAACATCATTGAAGGCAAGAAGCGGGCAAGTGCTGATGCATACCTGCTTGGGTTTGACCCAGTAGGTGAGCCAAGCCTGCATCCGTGGTACGAAGGACTACAATCGGTAAGCGACCACAAACACGGACACGCCTTTTGGCCGACGTACAACGCACCTGTTGGTGCGCCCTACCAAAACGAAAACTTCCCCTTCCATCCCATGCATCACCCGCTGCTGCGTCAGCACGCGGTGAGTGGTAAGCCTGCTTTCGTTGAGGGTCTGCGAAAGTTCGTTCTTGGAAAAGGTGGACACGCACAAGAAGAGAAAGAGATGGAGCAGGCTTGGCTTGCTGAGTTGGCGGGAGAAAAACACCCTGTCACCCACGGCTACAAGCCTGACCCAAAGGACCCCACCCGTACGATTCCAATTGTCGGGAACCTAAACGAAGGCATGTCGGATGATGCGAAACATCAGGTTGACCTGTACGAGCGGGACTTCAGGCGTTGGATGAAAGCCAATCCTGAGCGTGAGGACTATTGGCGCACGCATCAGGCTGAGATGGTCAAACGTGGGTACCAAACAATTGACGATGCTTTGCGCAACGAGCATTTCGATTCACGCTCAAACGAATGGATGAGCGAAGACTACGCCGAAGACCCATATGCGGGTGTGTCTGTACCTGAAGGGCTTGGGCACATGGGCTACATGCTTGGTCTTGAGTGGTTTAGCCCTCAAGAGCGGCAGGTGGTGATGGACGCTATCAACGAAGGTACGGTTGGTACTGAACATAGCAAGAACATCACGCTGCCGGACGGAACCAAGGTTCCCACGGCTCGATTCATTCACAACATGTTGTACCGCATGACTCCTGAAATGGATTGGGCGACCCGCAAGCCCAAGCACTTTGGTCGCAACGCTGCCATGCGCCTTGAAAACAACGAAACCGACTACGCTCAAGGTGAAGAAGGTCGTTTCCTTCAGTCTGCTTTGGGCAAACTCAGCCACTACTCTCGCCTAACAGACTTGGGTGGGGACACCCTCTTCGGTGCAATTCGTGACAAGATTCACGACATTCATGGTATTGACCCTGAAGACGATGAAACGATTGAGGTTTTGGAAAACCTACCTCGGTTTGAAATTGGGAAGAATCAACATCTGCTCAACGGCAAAATGGATTGGAACGATGTGGTCGAAGGTTCATGGGGGCACTTCAAGGGCAAGAAGCGCGAACCTGAGAAAGTACGCATGACCATGGACGACCTGTGGTTTTTGTCAGGCTACGACCCAAACACAAAGCAGGTGATGCCTAACCATCCCATTTACGGTTCTCAAAACGTGGATGAACCGTTCATCAACCGTGATACGTTGGAGGCCATGGAAAAGGAAGCAGGTAAGCACAAGGGGCTTGAGCAGCAAGCAAAGTCCATTCGTAATCATCTTGGTTTCCTCAAGAACTCATTTGGTCCCTCACCGTTTGACAAGAACATACCCTCCTATTGGAAGTTTCATCCAAGTGGTTATTCCTACGGTCCGGGTCGCTTTTGGTCCCATCCCTTTGACATTGTTGGTGGGCAGGGTATGTCCCTACCTACCTACCTCGACGTGGTGCATTCACCGCACGCTGACGAACAAGGCAATTCATTCATGCTGATGGGTGAAAGTCAATCTCAGCAGAACATGCCAAACATGGCAAACCATCGCCTCATCAATCACTTCCTTCCTGAAGTAACACAGGCCCGTGGTGAGTACGAGGTGATGGGTGACGAAGGGAAGGTGACCGGTCGCTTTGTCCGCCATACCCCTGCGTTGTTAATGCAAAACGTCCTCTCACCTACCAACGTCACCCGTGTGTTGGGTGGACGAGAAGGCTCGACGTTCAAGAACAATCACACCGATTTTAAACACTCTTTCTCACCGTTGTACGAACTTACCCTTCGTGACTTCAATGAACGTGGTGCCGACATTTCATCGGTTTTGCCCGCAGGTCTGAAGACGATGGATTCTCGGTTGAGTCACAACCAATTCCTTCGCCTTCACCCTGAATCAATGTACGGTGCTACTCCCGGTGAGTTCACAATGGCGAAGGATGCGCACCGACAAGCATTCGGTCTTGGGCACATTTTCCATCCGAACCAACCTTCAACCAAGAGTGTACTTAGCCATCGTGACTTGGTAAATGGGGCACCGTTCACGGCAGGTGAATCCCCTGAAGACTTTGAGAGCATCATGGGATGGGGTGGCATCAAGTCGCCAACCCTTCAACGTCTCAAGCAGCGTATCATTGAGTTCCCGTCGGATGCTGAAGCGGTGCAGACCGTTTCCATGGTAGCCCGAATGCTCAACACGGACAAACCACGTGAAGTGTGGAACTATTTGTCTGAGGGTGATTACAAGGAACTTGAGAACTACTACAACGAAGCACGTGGCGGCGGTTTCTCTTCCGAGCAAATCAACAAGTTGGTTGAAGATGCCAAGGCGGTTATCCCTGCTTGGTCCGAAGTTGCTCGCCAAAGCCTGTCTTCGCAGAAGGGTGCGGTCAAAGATTCACCTGTTCGTGGTGTTGAACACATGCTCGGTATGGGCGGTGCAATGCCTGCTCTTCAAGAAGAGCAGCGTTTGCAGGATGAAGTCGAGTACTTGCAGAACCGGCTAATTGAGCCAACCGAAGAAGACGACGTTGACCTGCTGCGTCAGCAGTATGAGAGTGCGAAGCAGCAACTTGTTCAGTTGCAGATTGACGCACAGTCGAAAGCACTTGGTACCACGAAGAAGACAGGTTGGTGGAAGAAGGAACAGGAAGAGCATGAGGACTTGATGAACGCTTCTCGTTCAGCGGTGTCTGAGGTTGCCGGTCGTCTCAAGGAGATTTGGGAGAAAGAAGACCCATCTGCCTTTGACCCTGCTAATCCTGACAAGGCACTCGCCAACACGCTGCGTCTGTTCCATGACGCTGAGCGTTTCATCATGAGTGTGCCTCACGAAGTTCACGGTGTTACGGGCCTTGGGTACGGCATTCGTGAAGAAGAGCCACAGGTGCGTCAAGCACAAGACAACTCGATGTACGCCAACATCGCTCAACACATGGGCGAAAACGGCTACACCCTCTATGGGGCGGAGTCACCCGAAGAAGTGTTGGATGCACTTGGCATCGAAAACACACCTGCTGCAAAAGAGCATGCACGTTCTATCATTGATGAAGTGCGAGAAAGTGGTCAGCCTCGGCAACTCAGCACGATAGGTAATCTGCTGACAAGTGGTGCTATCGGTGAAATGACGGTTGGGAACCGTTCCCATGACGTATCACACCTGCATGAACCGGAGGAAGGTTTCCTTGAGCAGAACATCGCTGACTTGGAGGGACAAGACGAAACTCGACATGCGGTTCACACCCATGGGTATTCTGAGGGTGTCAAGAATCTGCAACAAGGTAAGTACCAAGGTAAGTTGGGTGAGTGGCGTGGTCACGACATTCACACGGCACCGAGAACACTTGCACAGATGATGAACCCCCAAATGTTTGATGCTTCACTCAGGCAGCAAGGACTGAAGTTGCATCATGGGGACATTCACGGTGCGAAAGGTCAGAACAAGAAGACCTTCGGTTGGACCAATGCAACCACGCGCAATTACGCAGACGCCATCGTTTCCTATGACCCAATGAGCGGTGGTGTTGCACCTGAGCAGGAAGTCACAGAAGCCCGCTTCAACCGTGGCTACTACGGCGGTATGCCGCTTGGTGCGGTCAATCCCAACCACAACACCCTGTATGCACAGTACAACACAGGCAATGCGGTTCACTTCCGTGGAGACAGTCACATGCCGACCGGTGGCTTTGAGTTCACCGATGATGGTCGGGTCGTGTACGGTGAAAACGTGGGACCGAGCATGTTCTTGCAGGTTCCTCAACCTGAAATTGAGAAGGTGTTTGGTAAGGACTACTTCAAGCAAGTGTGGGACAACGCTACCCCGCCTACGGACCTATCATCCCCTCAGACTCGGTTGGAACAGAACATGGAGCCAACCAACGTCAATCCATCAACGATTGCTGCATCGGAAACAACCGACCTCATCAACCGTTTGATGAACCCGGACACGTTCTTCACCAAGGAAGATGAATCCGAATGGGTCGCACCCATCCGGCCCATGCACCGCATCTTTGACCTGACTGACCTGCAACACCTTCGCGGCTTCAGCAATTCTTGGGCCGTGTCCAAGTGGTACGATGGAAAGCGTGTCATCATCGTCAAGAACGGTGACGAGATTACGGTGCTTGATGAAAACAACCGCAAGGTCAGCGTGAAGAAGAAGTTCCGTGAGGCCTTGGAACAGTTGAACGACCGCAACTACACCCTCGATGGTATCTTGGGTGACGAAGAACTCAACATCGTTGACATTGTGAACTACGACAACAACAACGTGTCCGACATGCAGATGCATGAGCGACTGAAGGTGTTGCGCAGCCAATTCGATAGCCGCGAATGTGTCATCATTCCCGGTCCACACGATACCAAGATGACCGACGAGGAAGGTCTTGAGGAAGCGGTCAAGGGACTGCAAGGTGAGCATGAGAACATTTTGCTGCGTGATAGCAAGTCCACCTACATGCGTGGCGAACGCCGTCATCCGAAGTGGGTACTGCTGCGTCCAAGCCGCGACTACAACTTCATCATCCTTGACCGCAGGGGTACCGGCCCCTACACCTACCAACTTGGTGCAGGTCCAATCCTTGATGGGTCGGTGCTTGGGAACCGTGCGGTGGAGTACAAGGGCAGCGACTACATGGACGTAGGTACGGCTCGCAACCAACAGAAGGCGTTCAAAGTTGGTGACATTGTTCGTGTCTCCATCTCAGGTGTGACCAAGAAGGTGCGTGGTGGGCGCAACGTGTACGACATTCACGTGCGACAGATTGAGGGTGACGGTGAGGGTGAAGGTGCCGCGAGTGCAGAATCCCTTGACTTGCTCACCAAATCGTTTGCTCCCACCTACGTGCCCTTTGAGATTGAGCAGACCGATACAGGCATCACCCTCTCGTTCAACGACATGGATGATGTGACCTACAAGGTTGAGAAGTTCAACGATGCATGGTACGTTCACTCACCTAAGTCCACCCTTGGTGACCTGTACAAGAGCGATTACCCTGTGCAACTTGCTGAGTCCCTTGCTCCCTATTGGTCACCGTTTGTGCCGCTGATGATGGAGAACGTCTTGGTCAAGATGGAGGGGAAGGTTCCCAATCTTGAACAACAGGAAGAAGAATCAGCGGGCCTGTTGGAAGAGGACGACGAAGAGCGGCTGCTCAAGCCTCGTACAAAGAAGGCATTGGACCTGATTTCTCGCACCCTCGATGTATTGGCAAAGGAGCGCATGACGTGGACAGGACCGAAGGGATTGGGTATTGACCTCGCTACACCTATTGAGTCTCCACACGGACCAACCAAGGTCACGGACGAGGAAAACCTCCCTGATTACGACCCGAAGGGGGTCGGTCGGCGGGCCGTGGACAAGAAGCGCACAGAACACGTCGTTATTCCTGTGGATGGCGAGCAGTCTGTCGTTTTGGACTACGAAAACGACCAAGCGAAGGTGTCGCCCGCGTAGTAGGGCTTTATGTACCATAACGTAGGATGGGGAGGCAATGCTTACGATTCAGCGACCTGAAGTCGGACTCTCGCTCCTGAAGGGCGGGTCCGACCTTGTGGTTGCCGGATATGCGTCCGTCGAGTTGGTGGACAAGCAGGGCGACCTCATTACGCGGAGTGCCCTCAAGGATGCCTTTGACGGCTTCATGAAGAGCGACAAGTACCGCAACGTGCAACTCGCTCACTCCAACATTCAAGTCGGTGAAGTCATTGACTCCTACGTGGACTCCAACGGTCGCATGTGGAAGTCCGAGTGTGACGACACCGGTATGTTCGTCGTTGTGCAACTCCGCAACGACATTGAGAAGGCCCGTGAGGTTGCTGCGGAAATCCGCAAGGGCAACCTGCGCGGCTTCTCCATTGGGGGTCAGGCGTTCAAGCGTGTTCGCAAGTCTGACTCTATCCACGGAGATTACCAAGAAATCTCCAAAATGGAACTCCACGAGATTACGATTTGCGAGAAGGGGATTAACCCTGAAGCGCAGTTCAGCATCTTGAAGGAGGACACCACTATGAGTGCAGACAACGATTTGACCGATATTATGAGCCGACTTGAAGCCCGCCTCGATGCGATGGAAAAGGGCGAACTTCCTCCTGCTCTCCGTGAGAGCATGAAGGAAGAAAAGAAGGAGTCCTCGGACTCCGAAGAAAAAGAGTCCCAAAAAGACAAGAAGGAGGACGAAGACATGCCTGAAGATATGGAAAAGGGAGAATATAGCGACGTTATCACCGCTGAATACCTCTCGTGGATGGAAGACACGCTGAAGAGCGCGGGTGTTGACACCCACGCGGCCCGACTGCACTTCGACCAAATGTCGAAGGCTCAGATGGGCGGTTTCGACAACCCCGACTCCGTGGACGGTGCCGAGTACTTCGCCGGTCAGGTTCGCGGTCGCGGTCAGGAAAAGGGTAGCCCCTCCACGGGTGCCATCTCCGCCCTCACCTCCGGCGGCGGTCGAGAACCCTCCGGTGCCCTCGGACCTGTCCAACTCGGCAAGTCCTACGTCACCGACGCCTCCGACGCTGACATTGAGGCTGCGTACGAAGTGTACAAGGCCGCTGCGCTTGAGCAGGCCTTCCGTGGCAACCTTGAGCAGCAGTTCTCTTCCCGCTTCTCTCAGGAGATGCAGGTCGCCAAGGCTGAAGCCGAGCGCAACCAATTTGATGCTCGCGCTCCGCTTGCTGAGGTCCTCAAGTCCATTGAGTCCCTGAGCGAGCGACTCGACAACCTGTCCACCGGCAGCGTTGCGGTTGGCACCACCATTGCAAAGTCCTCCACGAGCGTTGAGGTCCCCACCACGGGCGACCTTGCGAACATGTCGTGGGACGAAGTTCACACCCTCGCGGGCCGAGCGGTCCGGGGTGAGTGAGGAAATCAAACAAAGGAGTGAATGAAATGGCACGAGACTACATCAGGACAATTACCGACATGGAGCGGTACTTCTATGGCGCGGGTAACGCCATGGGGTACTCCTACTCCGGCAGCGAACTCTTGAAGGCTGACGCACCGATGCTCTCCACCACGGCGGGTATCTATCAGGCCATCTATGGCCGCAAGGTGTGGAGCCAACTCAACCAAGAGTTCAACGCCTTCTCCATCCTCCCCAAGCGGCCTTGGGAGCGCAGCGGGTGGCGCGTCATCACGGAGCGTCCCTCCTTCGCCGTCGGCGGTGGCCTCGCGGAAAACGCGACCCTCCCCGACACCACCAAGCCGACCTTCCAACACATTGCTGCGAAGCCCAAGACCATCGCGCACACCTTCGACATGTCGGAGACGGCGATGTTCCTTGCTGACAAGGACGACGGCCTCGGTGACATCCGAGCCGTGCTGAAGGAAGAGATGGGCAAGCACCACGCTGAGCACATCAACCGCATGCTGACTGAAGACAAGGCTACCGCTGCGGGGAACAACTTTGAGTCCCTTGACCGTGTTACGACCGGCGACACTGCTGCTACCAACGACATTTACAGTAT